CATAGCTTATTCATTATGAGTCTTGCCAACGCACTGAAAAAGGCAGCATCAAAAACTCTAAGCAAACTAGGAGGTGATGTGACTATCAGACAGGTAACGGCTGGCAGTTATAACACGACCACTGGAGCTATTTCAGAATCTACATCTGATACTACCGTCAAAGGTGCGTTAACAAATGTAAACCGATCTGAGGTAAATGATCTGATTGAATCTCAGGACAAAAGGCTGACAATATCTGCTGGGGATTTGACCTTTGTACCAACAACAAAAGATAGAGTCGTTATAAGTAGTGTTGAATTTAAAATTATTCAAGTAATAACGAATGAGCAAAATAATACAGCAATAAGTTTTGATCTTATCTTGAGGTAAAGATGGCAAGAAAAATAAGGTTAGATCAAATTGATGATGTTATGAGGGAAGCAATAGAGGATTTAGTTGCTGCAACTACTTTGCAATGGACACTTAGGGTAAAAAATGCAACACCAGTTAGAGTTGTTTATGAGGGAGAACCAAAAGGAGGTGGTCAGTTAAGAGCAGCTTGGCAGACAGATATAAAGCCATTACAGGGAACAGTCACAAATAATTTACCTTATGCAGAACCAGTTTGTTTTGGTGTAAACTTACCTCCTTCATGGGGTGGGTTTTACAGAACAAGACAAAAAACAGTTCCTGGTTTTCCTGAACTTATAGGCAAAGAACTTGAACAATATGCTAGAAAAGAATATGAAAGAATTAAGAGAGGAATATAAATGGCTGCAATTGATTTAAACACAGTAAGATCCACAATAGAAGCAAGACTAGCCACGGAACTTGCATCAAGTCCAGCTATTCCTGTTGTATTTAATAACATGGCATTTGACTCCACAACAGAGGATACCTTTGTTCAATGTCTTACAAGTTTTGGTGCAAATGAATATCTAACCCAGGGAGATACAAGTAGTGCCACAAATAATGTTGTCGGTTTGGTAATACTTAATATCTTCACAGAAGAGGGTATCGGAGCAGGGTCAAATTATACGATTGGCAAGAGACTTAGGGACTTATACAATAGAGTGACAGTATCAAATGTTATTTTTGATTCTCCTGTCGGCCCTGAAGTATTTACATCAAGTCCAGAAGGTAAGTTTCAAACACAAATCAGAATTACATTTGGAATATACGAGGATCTTTAAATGGAAATTACAGAAGAAATGCTTGATGTTATCGAAGCTGTTAAAGGTAGAAGAGAGCCTCAGTACTGGGATAATCAATGCAGAAGATATATGGAAAAACAACAAGCAAATAAAAAGGCTGTAAAAAAGTCAGAAAAAGGTTAATATATTTATAAATCTTTCTTTTATTTGTTATGGCAAAGGTTAAAGGTGATGTTGGGCAAGTCAAATTTGATGATGGTGGCTCTTCAGTAAACCCTGTATTAGGAACTACAAGCTGGTCAATGTCTATCACTAAAGACATTCAGGAAACAACAGCACAAGGTGACACTTTCAAGCAGTTTGTCGGTGGTCTTATTGAAGGTGAAGGAAGTGCAGAACTTCTTTATGATGATTCAGCTTCTGGTGAGACAGCAACTTTTGTTGATGGTGTTTTGACAACTGGTGATCTTGGCACAGCAGCCTTTGAGCTTTTTCCAGACAGTTCAAGTGCCACAAAAAAAATATCATTCAATGGCATCATTACAAGCTTTGACCAAAGTTCTGCTCTTGGTGAGGCAAACACAATCAGCATCACATTCAAGCCAACTGGAACTATAACTTCAGCAATCTAACTAACTAATTAATCAACCCCAACTTATGGCAAATCAAAGAACAGCAGACCTCCTCATCGGTGCTTATAAAGATGAGATGACCGCAAGACGTAAATATGAACTGAAAGATTCATCAGGCAAGGTTTTAACAACTTTATATTTTCCACCGATAACAAGATTTGACAGACAAAAGGCGCAGCAATTAGCTGGCACTGATGAAGCATTAACTGTTTCAACGCAGTTGCTTTGTAAAATGGCACAGAAAGAAGATGGAACACCAGCTTTTGATATGTCAGATGCGCCAATCTTGCAAAGATCACTACCAGAGAAGGTTTTAAATGATATAGAACTATTTTTATTTGATGTAACACTTGATCTTGATACAGCAAAAAACGAATAAAGCGAGATGGTTGGTTAAACTTTGAATTTTTTCTCGCAACAGAACTTGGTAAAACATTAAATGAACTAAGAAACTCTATTTCAGAAGAGGAGTTGATATATTGGGTTGCATATTATGAAAATAAACATGAACAAGAAAAAAGAGCGCAGCAACGACAAAAACAGAAATTAGGGTAAACTAAGATAAAGACTTTTTTGTATTTGTGGCACAGGCGAATGTAAGACTTACTGTTGATGCTAGTGGTGCAACTAGAGCTTTACAGGGTGTTCAGAATAAAACAAATCAATTACAGAGAGCGTTTGGTGGTTTGAGAACTGCTATTGGTGGCATTGGAATAGGTTTATTGGGAAAAAATGCAATACAGACAGCAACTAATTTTCAAAAGCTAAATCAAAGATTAAAAATAATTACAAAAGATAGTGGAAATTATAGTGACTCTTTAAAACTTGCAGAACAAGCACAATCAAAATTTGGATTAAGCACTATTGATTCATTAGAAGCTGTAACAAATTTACAGGCAAGATTAGGTCCACTAGGGACATCAATGGAAGATATTTCAACTATATTTAATGGATTTAATACCGCAGCGATATTATCAGGAGCTTCTACACAAGAACAGGCTGGAGCGATGCGTCAGCTAACTCAAGCATTGGGTTCTGGTGTTTTAAGAGGAGATGAATTCAACAGTATAGCCGAGCAAATGTCGGCTGTTTTAAAACCAATCGCAGACCAGTTAGGAGTAAATGTTGGACAATTAAGGGCAATGGCTGCTGAAGGTAAAATTACAAAAGACGTTGTTGTTGCAGCTTTTAAAGAGATTGAAAAACAAGGTGCTGGTGCATTAAAAGAATTAATAAAAAATGATCCAACAATGGTCTTTAAAGTATTAAGTAATGAAATACAAAAATTAGAAATAGCTTTTGGTAGTTTATTAGCACCTGTTATATTAGATACAACAAGGAGTCTCACTTCTCTTACGGCTGCGGTTAGTGCTTTTATTCAGTCGCCTTTAGGTAAAACAATAACACTTTTTACTGGAATAGCTTTAGCAGTAAAAGGATTAACAGCAGCAGTAGGTTTATTATCCGCAGCAAAGACTATTCTTATTGCTAAATTTGCAGCAACATCTGCTGGTGCAATAGCACTTGCAAAGGCTAATGCTACAGCTTCGGTTGCAACAAAAGCGTTAGCTATATCTACAGGAGCTTTAGCTATTGCCATGAACGCATTACCATTAATAGCTTTGGTTTCATTAATTGGTTTAGTTACAACTGCTATTGCAAAACAAAATAAAGAAAGAAAGAAAACAAAAAAATTAATAGAAGAAGGAGATCAGGCAGCAATCAAGGCAGAAATAAATCGCTTAGAAATAGCTTTGCGAAGAAAGCAAGAGCAAAAAAGAGGCTCTGGATTATTAAATGAACAGATAAGAAAATTGAAAGAAGAAATAGAAATTATGAAGAAAAAATTAGGTGTGGCAAAACAACAGGAAATACAGGACAAGAAAAATGAACAGCAACTGGAAAGAATAAAAACTTTATATGGTTCTATCGCTAATACAATAGAAACAGGTTTGGTTGATGCGATAGATGGTGCAATAAAAGGAACTAAAACTCTAGGAGAAGTAGCATCAAGTGTATTTGGCGCAATACAGAGAGCAATAATTCAATATGGTGTGGCTTCTTTTCTTGGTGGATTACCTGGAGGGATTGGAAAATTCTTTTCAGGAGAAAGAGCCAATGGTGGTCCTGTAATGTCGGGTCGTTCTTATCTAGTTGGAGAACGTGGACCAGAAGTATTCACACCATCCACAGCAGGTATGATTTCTCCGAACAGTTCATTAGGAGGAGGGCCGACAAATATAGTTGTAAATGTAGATGCCTCTGGTTCTGCTGTTGAGGGTGACAATCAAGGCGGAGAAGAATTAGGAAGAGTGTTGTCTGTTGCAATACAGTCAGAATTAATTAAACAAAAACGACCTGGAGGTTTACTCGCATAATGGCTGAAACATTTCCTTCAATAAATCCAACTTATGGTATGCAGAAAAGGTCTGCACCATTAACAAGAACAGTACGTTTTGCTGATGGGTTTGAGCATAGAATAAAATTTGGATTAGCTGAGAATCAAAATCCTAAAGTTTATAATTTAGTTTTTAACGTATCTGAAAATCAAGCAGATGAAATAGAAAGCTTCCTTGATGCCCGTGCAAATGATAATGCCAGCTTTGATTTTACCGCACCTGGAGAATCTACTGCACAGAAATTTGTCTGCGAAACATGGACAAAATCTATTCCTTATAACAACAGGGCTACAATACGGACAACATTCAGAGAAGTATTTGAACCATGAGTACTGCTCCTATTATTACTGATCTTCAAAAGATCAACCCTTCAGCAATAATTGAACTATTTACAATAACAACTGACGCAACTTTACATGGTTCTGCTCAGACTTATAGATTCCATAATGGAACAAATCTAAACGCTAACGGAGATATTATTTGGGCTGGTAATAGTTATACAAAAATGCCAATACAGGCAGAAGGTTTTGCTTTTACAAATGGACAGTTACCCAGACCAACTTTGACGATTAGTAATGCACTTGGAACAATCACAGCTATTTTGTTAAATGTAAATGCTGTGACCACAGGAAATGATCTAACAGGAGCTACCGTCACAAGAATTAGGACTTTGGCACGTTATCTTGACGCTGTTAATTTTCCTATAACAACAACCAGCACCACGACTACGACAACTATTGCTGACCCTGCTGATGCCGAAACTGTAACTTATACTGTTACTGTTCATAATCCTGGCAGTGGCAATATTTTTAGAATTAATGGTGTAAATAATCCTGTTATTACGATGAAAAGAGGATCTACTTATATTTTTGACCAATCAGATTCTTCAAACAGTGGACATCCTTTAGCAATAAAATCTGATGCTGGAGGCGCACAAACAACAACTGTATCTGGAACTGCTGGAAATGCAGGAGCTACAGTAACCTATCAGCCAGCTTATCCTTCTGCTCCAAATGATTTGAGATATTATTGCACAGTTCATGGCAATGGAATGGGTAATACGATTACAATGAACGATCCAAATACAACGACCCAAGATACTACAACAACTACAACCCAACAGGTAAATCCATTAGGAACACCAGATCCTACAGCAGAGTTTCCTCAAGAAATTTATAAAATAGATAGAAAATCAGCAGAAAATAGAGAAGTCGTACAGTTTGAATTAGCAGCAGTATTTGATCTTGCTGGTGTTCGTGCGCCAAAAAGACAATGTACTAGAACAGAGTTTCCTTCGATTGGTACGTTTATAGCATGAGTTGGAAAGAAGAAGCACTTATTCATGCAAAAGACCAAGACCCAAAAGAGTCTTGTGGTTTATTGTTAAATATTCGAGGAAAAGAAAAATATTTTCCCTGTCGTAATCTCTCAATGACAGATCATCAATGTTTCATTATTGATCCAGAAGATTATGTAAAAGCAGATAATACAGGAGAGATAACAGCCGTTGTTCATAGTCATCCTGTAACACCTCCAATTCCTAGTCAGGCAGATAAAATTAGTTGTGAGCAAAGTAATCTTCCGTGGCATATTGTTAATCCTAAAACAGAACAATGGGGATATTGTGAGCCTTGTGGATATAAACCACCTTTATTGGGTAGGCCGTGGGTTTGGGGTGTTACTGATTGCTGGAGTTTAGTAAGGGATTGGTATAAAGAAGAAAAGAATATTGAACTTATAGATTGGGATAGACCCACAACTCCCGAAGATTTTATTAAAAATCCTATGTTTGAAAAATGTGCTTCTGCTACAGGATTTAGAGAATTGAAACCAGAAGAAAAAACAATCAATGGTGATTTATTATTTATGTCTATTGGATCTCTTGGTTTAAATCATGTAGCTATTTTCTTGGATGGAGATGTTTTACATCATTTAACCGATAGACTATCTTGTAGAGAGCCTTATTCTCAATGGTTATTAAAATGTACAGGAGGGAGGTATCGTTATGCTGCGTAAACTGAAGCTATATGGCGAGCTTGCAGAGTTTGTAGGGCATAAAGAGTTTGAAATACAGGTAGATAGTCTTGCAAAAACAGTTAGTTTTCTTGTTAATAATTTTCCACAGGTAGAAAAATATATGAACCCTAAATATTATCAGGTAAAAGTTGGTAATTATGCAGTAGATAAAGAAGAAATACACCATCCAATAGGACAGGAAGATATACATATTGTTCCTGTTATTAGTGGCGCTGGAGGAAGCACAGGAAGAGTTTTATTAGGTGCTGCATTAATAGGAGCATCATTTTTATTTCCTGGTGCTGGCATGTTTGGAACAGTAAGTGCATCAGGACAAATTGCAGCTGGAACAACAATGGCAGGTTTTACTGCTGGAAGTGCATTTATGACGGGAGTAGGAACTTTAACAAGTGCTGTCGGTGCTTCGCTTGTATTATCTGGTGTAAGTGAAATGTTATTTCCTTTACCTAAATTTGAAGGATTTAATT